TGATAACAACCCAAATGTTGGGAGAACAAGGATTTGCATATGATAAACAAGCAAAAATAGTTCAAGCCGCAACAAAGGGTATGGGAGTCGCCGCCGGCCAAACCGATGACATGCTTCGTGGCATCATGGCCACCGCGCAAGATCTCAATCTAGATATAGGTGAATTTAGCAACCAGCTAGCACAGAACGCCGACAAGCTTACGAAATATGGAGATCAGGGCGTGGCTGTTATGAGAGATCTGGCTATAGCATCCAAGGTAACTGGCATTGAGATGAGCCGCATTATTCAAATTGCAGAGAAATTTGACACTTTTGAAGACTCAGCCGAAAGGGCCGGCCAGCTAAATGCTGCTCTAGGCGGCAATTTTGTTAATGCTATGGATTTAATGACCGCAACAAACCCCGTTGAAAGAATGATGATGATTAAAGATGCGATTGATCAGACGGGTCTATCGTTCGACGAGATGGGATATTATCAAAGAAAGATGTTTGCGCAAGCGGCCGGCCTGAAGGATGAAGCTGAACTGGCAAAAATGATGTCAGGCAATTTTGATGACTTGGCCGGCAACATAGGAAAGACATCCGAACAATATGAGAAAATGGCCGAACGCTCGAAAAAAGTGCAAGGCCTTCAAGCTCAGTGGCAAATGTTACTTGCAGAGGCAGTTCCCGTACTAACGCCCATTATAGATCTCGTAAGACGACTAACTAATTGGCTTGCAGAGAATACATGGGCTATAAAAGCTCTTGTTGTGGTTTTGACTGTCATCACTGCTGCATTAGTGCTTTATTCGATTGTCGCCGGCATTGCCGCGATTAAAACAATTATTTTGGCAGCTCCTGTTTGGTTAACAGTGCTAGCTGTGTTGGCGCTCGTCGCCGCGTTTGTCTGGCTTGGTAATGTGCTTTTTAAAGATTCATGGGCGTCCACCTTCCTTGAAGGACTTGACAAGCTAGCAAATACACTTGGAGATGTTGTGGTTAATGTCATTAATGCTCTCAATCCTTTCCACCAACTGACCAAGGCGTTCGAGGCTTTTGGGGCTATGATGAAAACAGTTCTGGACAGTACCTCAAGCCTCTTTAATACACTAGCAAACCCAGCAATTTCTCAGAACATCTCTAACATAGTTAAGGAAATTGCAGGAATACCTTTAACTAAAACCATTTTATTCACCGCTTCAATGGCGGCTACTGCTTTCGCCGGCGCAGTGGGCGGGGCGCGAGATGTTATTAAGGGGGTTTTCGATTTAGGCGGAGAAGGGATCCCAGCACCAATCGAGAATATTCTTAAGGCCGGCCAAACAGGTTCTGCCGCCATCGCAAATGCCCCCGGACTTGCAGGCGCAGGC